CGGATATTATTATGTGGCGGCTACTATGGCTGCTGCTGGTGGTACTGCTGGAACTATGTCTTGGAACATTTCATACATTGTAAACTAAGCAACTATTTTGTTTGGCGAATGAAATACTTCGCCAAGCAATAAAAATTTAATGAAATATCTTTTAATTTTATATATGTGTTCAACAATATCAAATCAGTGTCCATCAAGCACAGTTGCTGGTTATCAATTTAATAATCATTATGATTGTGTTGCTGCTGGTTACAGAGTTGCACATAACACATTTTTAAACTTAGAAAAAAATGAAGAATTTGAAAGAGAAAGAATTGAGAAAGAAAAACTTGTAATTAAATTTGAATGTAAAGAATTAAAAGGAGAAAATACTTAATGGCATCAGTAGTAGATATTTGTAATTCAGCACTTAATCTTTTAGGAGCATCAACAATTAGTGCTCTTACAGATGACAGTAAAAATGCGAGATTGTGCAATCAAAGATATGAGCCAATAAGAAATAGAGTATTTAGATCACATGCCTGGAATTGCTTACACAAAAGAGTTCAATTAGCTCAAAATAGTACAGCTCCAGTAGTAGAATATTCTTATGCTTATGCTTTACCTTCAGATTGTTTAAGAGTTTTAAAAGTACACAATGGAACAACAGACAGTATTGCATCAGCAATGGATTATAAATTAGAAGGAAGAAATATTGTAACTGATGAAGGAACTATTTATTTAATTTATATTGCATTAATAACTGATCCTAATGAATATGATGTTTATCTTCAGGAAAGTATTTCACATCAACTATCAGCAGATATTGCTTATGCAGTAACTAACAATGCTACTCTTGCTAAAAATTATATGGAGAGAGCAGATGAAAGATTAAGAGAAGCAAGATTTATAGACGCAACAGAAAACAGTTTAGGAACAATTGAAAGTTCAGAGTTCACTGATGCAAGATTATAATGACCACTTCAGCATTTGATCCAAGATTAATTGAAAAATATTCAAAACCAAAATCACTTCTTCATTTTCAGTGGGGAGATGACACAAAAGTTTATCGATATTGTTTAGTAGAAATTATCGATGAAAAAGATATTGATCCAACGACTAAATGTAAAAAAGAAGAACAAGGTTTAACTCAACAAGAAATTTTTAAAAAGATATGCCAAGAACGACCTTAGCTTTAACATCATTTGTATCAGGAGAATTTTCTGCCAAAATGGATGGTAGAACGGATTTTGAGAAATATTCTTCAGGAACAAAAAAATTAGAAAATATGTTAGTTGCACCTCAAGGTGCTGCTACTAGAAGAGTTGGTACTCAATTTATCTCTGAAGTTAAAACATCGGCTAATAAAACAAGATTAATACCTTTTGAATTTTCAACTACTCAAACTTATATGTTGGAGTTTGGAAATCAGTATATAAGATTTTTTAAAGATAAAGGCCAAATAACAGAAAGTAATAAAACTATTACTGGAATTACTGCTGCTAATCCAGCTGTAGTTACATCTAACTCTCATGGATATTCTAATGGAGATTTTGTAATTATAAGTGGTGTAGTTGGAATGACAGAAGTTAATGGTAAAACTTTTAAAGTTGCCGATAAAACTACTAACACTTTTGAACTACAAGATGTTGATGGAACAGATATTAATTCATCTGGTTACACTGCTTATTCTTCAGGCGGTGTTGCAAATAAAATTTATCAAATAACAAGTCCGTATTTAACAGCAGAACTTTTTGATATTAAGATAGCTCAAAGTGCTGATGTTATGTATATCACACATCCAAATCATGAGGTGATGAAATTAAGTAGAACAGCTCACACTTCTTGGTCTTTAGATGAAGTTGTTTTTGTTGATGGACCTTATTTGGCTCAAAATACAACAGCAACTACAATGACACCAGGAGCAACGAGTGGCGATGATGTAACATTAACAGCATCTGCATCAACTTTTGTATCAACTGATGTTGGAAGATTAATTAATTTTAGTTCTGGTTACGCAAAGATTAGAAGTTATACGAGTGCAACAGTTGTTAAAATAGATATTAAAGATAATTTTGATGATACTTCAGCTGTAACAGCTTGGAAATTAGGAGCATTTTCAGATACTACTGGACATCCTTCTTGCGTTTCTTTCTTTGAACAAAGATTGGTTTTTGCTGGAACAACAGATGAGCCACAAACAGTTTATTTTTCTAAAGCTGGAGATTATGAAAACATGACTACTGGCACTAATGCTGATGATGCTATGGTTTATACAATTGCATCAAATCAGGTTAATGCCATTCGTTACATGAAAGCAGTTAGAACTTTAATTATAGGAACAACTGGCGGAGAATTTACAATTTCAGCAGATGGAACAGATGCGAGTATTACTCCTTCAAATGTAACTATTAAAAGACAAAGTTCTTTTGGATCAGCTAATGTAGATGCCATTCCATCAGGAAATGCAGTTTTATTTTTACAACAAGCAAAAAGAAAAATTAGAGAACTTGCTTATAACTTTGACAGTGATGGTTATGTTGCTCCAGATTTAACAATTCTTAATGAAACAGTTACTAAAACTGGAATTAATGAAATGGCTTATCAACAATCTCCAGATAGTATTATTTGGTGTGTTAGAGATGATGGCGAATTAGTTGGATTAACTTATCAAAGATCTGAAAATGTAACTGCTTGGCATAGACATATTTTAGGAGGCAAATCTCAAGAATGTACGATTACAGTTTCTGATTATGCTAACATTCCAACTGGAACAAAATTAACATTTACAAAATCCGATGGAACAGAAGTTACATTTACTTCTACAACGAGCACTGCTGGAACAAATGAATTTAGAACTCAGACTAACAATGATACAACAGCCGATAATATTTATACAGCCATCAATGCTCATTCAGATTTTACAGTAGCTAATCCAGCAGCAGCTGTTGTTACAATTAGAGAAACAGCTCCAGAGGCTACTGGATTTTTAACTTGTGTTTCTGCTGATACAACAAGATTAACAGTTCAAAATGAAACTGCTACTGTTGTTGAAAGTGTTGCATCAATTCATGGAACTTTAAATGAAGATGAATTGTGGGTAATTGTTAAAAGAGTAGTAAATGGATCAACAAGAAGATATGTAGAATGTTTTTCTGATTTTGATTTTGATGAAACAAATAGTACAGATTTTAAATTTTTAGATAGCCACCTATCCTACTCTGGAACTTCAACATCCACTTTATCTGGATTAGATCATTTGGAAAATCAAACAGTTTCGATATTGGCTGATGGAGCTGCTCATGCAAATAAAATTGTAAGTTCAGGTGCGATTACTTTAGATCGAGCTTGTACTTCTGCATGTATTGGCCTGGCTTATAATAGTGTTTTACAAACAATGAGAATTGAAGGTGGAGCTGCTGAAGGAACTTCTCAAGGTAAAACAAAAAGAATTTCAAAAGTTGTTTTAAGACTATTTGAAACAGTTGGTGTTAAAGTAGGACCATCTTTAACTAATTTAGAGACAGTTCCTTTTAGAACAACATCATCATTATTAACATCTCCAGTTGATACATTACTTGCTGGAGACAAGGAAATAGAATTTAGAGACGATTATAACTCAGATGGATTTATATTTGTTAAACAAGATCAACCTTTACCTTGTTCTGTTTTAGCAATTTATCCAACTCTAGTTACATCGGATGGTTAATTATAAAATAATTCCTTATCATAAAGACCATGGAGACGAAATTATTGCTCATGGCATGAATGATAAGTTAATGGAGATAGATGCAAGTTTTACAGAAAATAGGCTCGATACTGCTATCACTGGTTTGTCTTTCACTTTATTGGTTAATAGTAATATTGTGTTGGCTGGTGGCATTATTCCTCTTTGGTATGGAGTGGCTGAAGGCTGGGTTATGTGCTCTCAAAAAGTATTTGACCACAAAATTAGAGCAGCATCGTCAGTCAAGAAGAGATTAGATTATCTCTGCATTAATAACAAAATTGGTAGATTACAAACAGCAGTTAAAGAAGAATTTTATACTGGAGTTCGATTTGCTGAATGGCTCGGATTAAAAAAAGAAGGTCTAATGAAATATTATGGATTAGACAAAACTAACTATTGGAGAATGGCAAAATATTATGAGTTTCATAGGTAACATAGCAGCTGCACAGTCAGCGAGAGCATTAGGAAAATATAATCAGCAAGTTTATAATCAACAAGCTGAATTACAAAGAAAGAAAACAGAAATTGCAAGACAAGTATATAATGATATTGATCGAAAAAGATTAATCAAAAATCAAGAAGCTCAATACGATAGTTTATTTGTTAATCTACTTAGATCAGGTGCAGAAGTAAGATTAGGCGATACTGGTTATGAAGTGTTGCTTGAAACAAAATATAATCAAATGACTGATATTGCTATTGAAGATTTTAACTCTCAACAAGCATATTACGATGGAATTAATCAATCTTTATTGTTGCAAAGCAAAGGTGTTGGCGAAAACTTTAAAGGTCAATTAACAGCTAGAGCCGAATACTTTAAAGCAGCTGGATCTATGTTTTCAAATTATTATAGCTCAGGAAGTATTTTATCTAGTTAATCATGGCAAAAATAAAAATTCCTCAATCACAAAGTCAAGTTAAAGTTGGTGCTGCTACTCAAGTTGGAGCTCTTGCTTTACCAGTAATGCAATTATCTCAAGTTGTTGGATCTGGTTATAAAGCTCTTGGTAAAGTTGTTGAAGATATACATAGAGAGCAAGTAACAGCTGAAGATAATGCTCAGTTTCAAGATATTGTAAAAAAGGCAGCTATTGATATTGAAAGAATAAGCACAGCTGCATCAAGAGGAACTGATGTTAAATTAGCAATAGATACATTTGAAAATTTAACTAAGCCTGAAAAATGGAATGAATTAACTAATGGTAAGAGAAAGAAAGTTAAAGCAAAATTTAATCAATGGTTAAATAAACAAAAACTTACTGAATATGTTTCAATTACAAAAGCTGTAACTGGTAATCATATTAAGCATGTTAAAGTTTCAAACAATACATACTTAGATGATTTAACTTTAAAATCATCAAGTACAAATGTTGAAAGATCTATTAATGCTTTAAACGAATTAAATGGATGGTTTGAAGATCCAATAAATAGCATTCCTTATGAAATTGATGAATGGGAAAAATTAAAAGAAGA